CAAAAAGACCATAGGCCCGTCTGTGCTTGCATTGGCCGTATAGCTACCAAAGGCGCTGTAGCCCGCGACGGCGGCGAAGCAGTAGGCTACACACGTTGTAGCTGATGATGTAGAACCGCTTATGCCAAACGTAGATGATGTAGGTGCTGCTACAGCGCTACCAAGTGTTCCGACGGCGTTAGTCGTGTTTAGCCCAAGATAGGCGCTTGTCATGTTCGCCAAGGACGAGTGAAATACTGTCCACGCGCCTACTGCGCCTCTATCCTTCATAATTATCATGTTAGGCGTCACACCTAACCCGTGACCTACAGTTCCGGTTGATCCGGTTCCGGTATAAGTCACCACACTAAAATCAGCCGTTTGATTAGCGCTTACCGTGCTGGTGATAGAGCCGGAGGTGTTGCTGGAGCCTGCGCCGTTGGCTTTCCATTGCCAAGCGACATAGGTTCGGCTTGTTATGTTTGGAGAGTTCGCGCCAGCAGCAATCGTAAATCCATTAGACGCAAATCCACTAACAAGTGTGTCAGTCCCGTCAGCTTCAGTTGTATTACTGTTCAACTCGTATAAGACAGTTCCATTTCCTCCGCGCACCGCATCATGCAGTCGGTGACTTTCCGCGTCACTACGAGATTTTGTCCATATTAAATCTGGTTGGAACGCACCTGAATTTGTAATCGTTCGTGAATTTTGGTCGCCTGTCCACAGGCTAATGTCCATATACTTATTCCCCGCCGCAATCGTAGGCGTCGAAAGGTTCTGCGTGTTGAGCGCCTTGAAGCCGGAGGGAGGCGTGTAGGCGAATGGGCGCTGGCCAAAATTGGCTTCAAATGTTGCATTATTGGTGGTGCCATCAGATCCTAGTCGTGGAAAGTATGTCGCCGCCGTCAGCCCAGTAATGACGCCTTGCGAGGTGTTGTTTTTGTAGAATGTTATCTGCAAGTTATCGCAATCAAGCGCAACGCCTATTGTGTCCCCAGCAACATAGTTAGCCCCGTAACTGGAATTTACGCCATTGACTTGCTTGTAGCCTGCTAGTGAGGCGTCATTAGTCCCAAAATAATATACTCCGGCAGAGTCACTACCAGACGGTGACGAAGCATTCGAAACACCTATAATTGCGTAATAATTTGCTGCCCCACCCTGTGCTGCAAGTTTTACTTCCCAATACCATTTACCAGACGTTACGCCAATCGTGCCATATATCTTTGGCGCAGATGATGCTGCTGCTTTAGTGGCGACAAGATTGCCTTGACTTAATGTGGTATTTACCAGATATGGCGTGACAGGATTTAACGTCGCATAATTCCCAACGCCATTCCCGCCATCATCATACGGCGTCGGCGTGTCAATCATGCTGTCGTATGTAACGCCAGACGTCGAGCTTAAGTTATTGGTCGTCCAGTAATTACCGTTACCGCTAAAGTCTTGGCCATATCCGGTATTGCTACCAGACGTTGCGCCGACAGTCGTAAATTTCAGATAGAAACCGTTTGTGCCATACGTTCCGGTGTAGGCTTTCGGTTGCCAAACACCCGTCGTCGCGTTGCTCTGGCCAAAGCTGGATGGCGTGAGCGCTTGGCCGTCGATGAAATTTACTTCGGCTAGGTAGCCGTCGAAATATAGCGCATCAGGAACGCTCCCACCTACATTGTGGGCGTTTGTCGCGTCAACATATAAATCAGCGTTTTGAGATGGGGCTACAGTAGAGCTAAATGCTGTAACCTGAACGCCGTTAATATATAGGCGCACCCTATCTGTTGATGATCCTGTAATTGTTGATGTTGCGCTGGTCGTATCCAGTGCCACAACGATATGATACCATGAACCTGGGTCACGCAATACTTGTGTTGTGTAAACCTTTACTCTTTCTGTTGACCCGCCGGTAATGTCATAAACACGAAGAATATCTGTACTTGATATGTCTATGCGTGTTTTGTTGTTAGCATCAACATAGCCGATGAATAATACTTGTGTTGCGCCGAGCGTACCGCGCTTAACCCACGCGCTCCATGTCCACGTTTTTCGATTACCCGCGCTTCCCGGCGTCCTGTTCAAATACGCGCTTACGGACGAGCGAAAGCGAAGACTTTTCGCGATGCGATAGCCAGACGAACCAGTAAAGAAGATGTCTTTAGAGCTAAACATTAGGGCGTGAAGTTTTGGACGAACGAACCATACCAGTTCGTGCCGTCTGAGAAGAACGCAAGGATATCAGCCCGGCTAAGCGTCGCGGTGATCATGGGCGCAGTGCTGGCGGGCCATTTCACCCCGGTGAACGTCACGGTCGTCGCCGTGCCAGAGGCAGGCTGACGCACCATAAGAATGAATGATTTACCGGCCGTCGCCGTCGGCATAGTCACAGTCAGAGCCGTGGCTGAGGTCAGCGTAAGGTTCTGGAATGTGCCGTTAGCCAGATCCAGCGTAACCGTCGAGGTGACAGTGCCGATGTTATAGTAAGTCTCGACGTAGTTGGTAATCGTCGGATTAGACAGCGTTGGAGCCGTTGCAAAGACGTTCGCGCCCGTGCCCGTCTCGTCGGTCAGAGCCGCCGCAAGGTTGGCGGACGACGGCGTTGCAAGGAACGTTGCGACGTTAGCCGCAAGGCCAGAGACGCCCGTGCTGATCGGCAGGCCAGTCGCATTGGTGAGCGTGCCGCTAGAAGGCGTGCCAAGAGCGCCGCCGTTGACGACAAACGCACCCGCCGTTCCGACATTGACCGCTAGCGCTGTAGCAACGTTTGTGCCTAGACCGCTGACGCCCGTGCTGATCGGCAGGCCAGTCGCATTGGTGAGCGTGCCGCTAGAAGGCGTGCCAAGAGCGCCGCCGTTGACAACAACAGATCCGGCAGAACCAACCGCTGTTCCGAGAGCCGTGGCGACATTGGTGCCTAGACCGCTGACGCCAGTGCTGATCGGCAGACCAGTCGCATTGGTGAGCGTGCCGCTAGAAGGCGTGCCAAGAGCGCCATCTTGCGCGACAAACGCGCCCGTCGTGCCGACGTTAATGCCGAGCGCAGTAAGGACGCCCGTGCCTGTCGTCGTGCCGGACAGCGCATTCGTGCCGCTATAATAGGTGATCTGACCGACTATGCCGGTGTTGATCGTGCCAGACGCCGCAGCGGCCCATGTCGTGTTGCCAGAGCCATCAGTCTGAAGGAAATAGCCGTTTGTGCCTGCCGATGTCGGCAGCGTCATTGTCCAAGCGGCGCTATTATTGCCGGAAGCAATCGTAATCGCGTTAGCGCTGGCCGAATTATACAGCTTTAACGCGCCGCTGGTTGTAGAAGCGACACCAAGTGTTGTGGTAGCCGTGCCGGTGCCATTTACAAACGTAAAAGCTGCATCGCCGCCGAACGCGCCAGCATTATTAAACTGGATCTGCGTGTTGGAGCCGCCAGGCGAACCACCGCCACCACCGCCGCCGGCCGCCCAAGACAAGACGCCGTTTACGTCCGTCTGAAGGTAGTAGCCGTTGACCGGAGCCGCTGCCGGGAATGTCAAAGTATAATTGGCGGCTGTGCTGTTAGACGAACGTAATTTGACCGTGTTAGCAGTCGTATTAGCCAGAATCAGTTCGCCTTGCGCCGATGAAGAGACGCCAACAGTTACATCGTTAGGGAATGTTGGATCAGTCGCAAAAACAAGCGAACCAGTGCCCGTCTCATCCGTAACAGCCGCGCGCAGATTAGCGCTCGACGGCGTGCCAAGCCACGTTGCAACGCCGCTACCCAGACCGCTGACGCCGGTGCTGATCGGCAGGCCGGTAGCATTGGTGAGCGTCGCAGCGGACGGCGTGCCAAGATCCGGCGTAACAAGCGTCGGGCTTGTGGCGAACACAAGCGAACCGCTGCCCGTTTCGTCAGTGACGGCCGCAGCAAGATTAGAACTAGACGGCGTGGCGAGCCACGTGGCGACGCCAGCGCCGAGTCCGCTAATGCTGCCGGCCGGATAACCCGTGCAGTTCGACAGATTACCGCTGGAAGGCGTGCCAAGAGCGCCGCCGTTGACGGTTAGAGCGCCGGCCGAGCCGATGTTAATGCCGAGCGCCGTTGCGACGCCAGTGCCGAAGCCGCTAATGCCAGTGGCGAGCGGCAGACCTGTAGCGTTCGTCAGCGTAGCCGCTGATGGCGTGCCAAGGTTAGGTGTAACAAGCGTCGGGCTATCGGCCAGCACGATGCTACCAGAGCCAGTCGATGAATTGCCGAGCGCTGTGACCGTGCCGCTGGTCGGCAGCGTCAACGCCGTCGTGCCAGTAGCCGTGAATGTCACCGAATGCGCGCCGACAGTCGCAAAAGTCGAACCAGCAGCCAGCGAAAACGTCGCAGCCGTCGCCGGAGCGGTGATCGTGACCTTATTTACAGACCCGTTTAGCTCTAAATTACCGCTTTTATCGACAGTAAAAGAGGCCGTTGTGGCTCCCGAAACGGTCAGATTAAGCAGTTTGGAAGTCGCGCTAGACCCTGTGTTGGTGACGGCAAGTTTAATGCCGTTCCACGTCGTTGCGGCGTCGTTCCAGCTATCAGTAAGATTGTAAATAAAGGCCATTTAGATCACTCGAAAAAGACGGTGACTTTCGGACTAGAGCCGCCAAGGACGACATAAAGGCCCTTATTCAGACTGATTCCTTCAGCCGTGAAAATGTAGTTTCCCGGCGTCGCCGCCGTAAACTGCGCCAGAACGATAGGGTCTGACGTGGACGCCGCCGGGGAGTCATAGACCGCAACCGTGACAGACGTGCCGCTGGAAGCAAAAATGCCCTTCAGCTTGGCCAGACCGACCTTAAGCTGCGTAGACGCTTCGATTTTCTGATAATAAGCCATTTTTGCTCTCTTAGGCTAGGAACTTCAATTTGTATAACGTCGACAGATATAAGTCCACTATTCCGTCGACAATATTCTGAAGCGCGCTGTCGTCGCCGAACTCTTTTCGAGCTTCTTCGACCTCTTTTAGAGAATCTTCAAGAAATTCAACGACATTGTTGGTTTTTTTAGCCGAATGCAGCGTGATCGGGCCGATTAGGCCATGTCGACCTTGATAGGCTTCCGCCAAATCGTCAGCCAGCCCGATAATATTTTCATAGAACTTACCGAGAGCCTTGTGTTTGGCATAAGACCGCGTGTTTAGATGCACCGAATGGGTCACATCGCGCGCCAGAAAGAGGTGTCCGATCAGATCCGCGCAGCTCATTGACCAATCTCCCGCATCGGCGCGCTACCTGGCACCAAATCGCCTGTATCCAGAGCCGCCGCGATGGTGCCCTGCACAATATCCTGAATCTGTTCCGGCGTCAGACCCGCCTGCATAGCTGACAGACGCTTGGTTTCAGCGTCGTAAGCCTTGATTTGCGTGTTCTGCTCGTCAATCGCCAGTTTCTGCATCTCATACGACTGCATGAGCTGCTGGATCTGGGCGTTAGTCTGCTCCATCGCCTGCGCCATCTGCTCCATCTGCATACGCATGGCCTGCGCTTCCGGCGACTCGTCGGTGTCTTGCAACACTTTCGGGTCAAGCATTTTCTCAAAACGCTTGGCCATCGTCTCAGAGCCTGGCCAGTCCATGTTCTTAACGAACAGATCGCCCGCGACCGACCACAACGCCGGATTGGTCTGAAGGATCTGGCCCATCGTGTCCATGGCTTCCTGCTTACGGGTCATGTAGCTGGGGCCAGACGACACATGCACATCGTAGGTGCCGACGTTGGGATTGTAGATCTTCATGATCTCAATGCCCTGCTCGTCAACGATTGACCGCACCGCTTCTGGCTGGGCCGGGTTGATGCGCGCCATGCCGACTTCGCCCTCGACGTTGATGATACGGGCGACGCGCTGCGTGTCGTAAATTTTCGGGATCAGATCGACGAGCTGACGCGCAACGTATTTTATCGCCCGCGCGAGGTTGTCGACATAATGATAAGTACTCGTGTCGCCTTGCCGCTCCCGAGCGAGGATCGCACGACCCGTCCGCTCGTTGGAAGTCGCCCCAATGCTACTATCGTACTGGCCAGTGGTCGACTTGATGTCTTCGCCAGCCCCCATCTTGGCTTGAATAAGGCCCGTTTGAGCCATCGGAGGTTGGGCGCGCTCAGGTAGCGGTAACGGGTTTCCAGCGCCATCGGTAACGTCCGGGTTAACTTCAAGATACGGCCAGTTATTTGTATTGGCCGTTTTCCAGTTGGTTTCGTAGCCTTCGAACTGGCCGCCATAACCAATGAACGGCGCTTTAGGCGCGAGCGCCAGCATTTCCGCTTCTTGGCTGACCCAGTAGTTATACATGCGCTGCGCGTCTTTGGCGTTACGCACCAGACCGCTAATGTAGATCTGACCGTCAACCTCGAACTCGTTGCCGATCACGCGAATCACGGGAATATACTTACCCGCCCACTCGCGCTCTTCCAGCACCTCGTAGCCATTGGTCTTGATCCACATGATCTTGCGGCGGTCGCTCTCGCGTGAGCGCAGCGGCTTGCCATAGACAGCTTTCAGACGTTTATCTTCCGGCGTATTGTTGAACGCCGTGATGTTGTCTGGGTAGAGGTTGAGCGTCGCCTTCTTAGTGTCGACGTAAAAATACTCAGCGATACGGACAGTCTCTTGGCTGACCCACATGCTTAGCGTTTGATCGCCCACGCCCTGACTCATCATGCCCGTCACAGGCGTCGCGTCAGGATACATGCGCTCGTATTCAGCTTTCGGAATGTCTTCCGTAATAAAGCACCAATTCGCGTCCTGACCGCACGGGTCTTGGATCATTGGATCCATGTAGACCGAGAACGAGCTACGAACGCGCGCAATACGGATGTCCTGCTCAAACGAATCTTCTTTGCAGTATTCCGTCAGGATGCGGATATAGCCTTCGCCGTATGTGACCTGGTTATCGCAGGCCGTGTCATAGGCAACGTCAGCGTCGGACATATACTCAATGTGCCGCACGATACCGTCGAAGATCTCCGCAACCTCCGGGTCGGCGTTGTCGTCGGCGGGGATGACCCGCGCAGTCGGTCGGTTCTGGCGCTGCTCGTTCGTCACAAGGCGCACGTGCTGCGGCAACTTGTTGATCGTCAGGCACGGCCGCGCGTTGATCGTCTGGCCCTGCACCGCGCCGCGTGTCGCCAGCACGTCCGCTGGCCATTGCCAAGCGTTGTCCGGCGAACCGGCCATGAAGCGCAGATCGTCTAGCTCGTCTTCACGACTGTCGCTGTAAGCCGCAGACGCCACCGTGAAGCGGTGACGCATTGTGGCCAGACGGTCATCATCTGGGTTGTCGGAGACTTTGCCAGCGGCGATTACGTCATCACTTGCCATTACATATCCTGCCGCTGTTCTTGGCGGGCCAATATCTTAGCCGCTATTCCAGCGCCTATTGGCCCCATTAGACCGTATTTACGCATAATTTCAACCAATTTGTCGTCAAACACGACATAATTGCGCGAGCCCTCGCCGGCGGCGCGGGATTTTGCATCTAAATATCTGACCCCTTTTATGCCGGCTTCGCTGTATGTCTTAGAAAATGCCGGGTCGGATATATCAAAAGAATGTGGCATAAGCCCAGATTCCATAAGCTGCCCGACCGGCACATTACCGTATTCTTTCAACTTACGTTCGGCGTTAGGTAATTTCATAAAAGCCGCTAAAACTTCAGGACTCTGCGCGCTTAATGTCTTATCCCAATCCAATAATTCTTCGGGCCGCGCGTTGATACTAACTTCGTACATATGCCCTGTGTTGCCCGTAAAATCTTCGGGTTTAATTGTCCGCGCGATTTTAGCTTGTTCAATAGCTTTCCGTGCATAATCTTCGCGGATAGCTTTCAATTCAGGGGGCGATTCCTTAAATTCTTTAACTGCATGCTGCGCGTATCTTAGGTGATCTTTTTGCGCAAGTGCAATAGCTTCGCTTGGTGGCATACCTTGTTTTATATCGTTAGAAATAATTTCGGCCACATCCATTTCAGCGTGGGGTATATCTATCTCACCTATTGGTTTTCCCTTGTATAATGGGTGCGTTAATTTATCACGGTAATATTTAGCTAGGTTTTCAGCTTCAGCAAAATACAGCCCATGCCCGAACGATTGCGCGCCTTCGCCCGAACCTATCTTGCTTATGTCGAACCGCTCAAAACTGTGCGGCGAGCCATGATACGCCCGTATGCCCTTGGCCACGTCCTGCGCGATGGCCTGCTCCGCTCTAGCCGCGACGTTAGCGCCGGGCAGCGGCAGCATGGCCATGATCGCGCCCTTGGTGTCGCCGGCGCGAGCGGCCTCTTGGCCCTGTAAGATATTACCTGTGCCGGGCAAGTAGCCCAGTATGTCCGCGATACCTTGCGCAAACTGGCGACGCTCCGGTGACGGGCGCGTGTTACCCATCAGATAGGCCGCAATCTGTTCCTTCCACGTCGGCTCATACGGCCGTAGCATGGCGTTACGCGGTTCAGGAGCGAGCGCATTGACCGGCATTATTTACACGACTTGCCCATTTTCTTACCGGCGGCGCGTTTGGTCGAGTAGGCGATGGCGACCGCCTGTTTCGGCGGCTTGCCCGCTTTGATTTCGGCCGCAACATTTTTGCGAAAGGCGTTCTTGGAGGTTGATTTGACTAGGGGCATTAGTGTCCCATCCATCCTGAAGAGGCTGCGTTGCCACCATAACTGACGCGCGGTCTGTTGTCCATTGGTCTGGCCTCCCTGTGCGCCACAGGATATGCGAACGTCACGGCGATAGCGTCGGCGGCGTCTGGTGAGGCTAGACCTCTGGCCTTCATGTCCTTTTTACTCTCTAGGAATATAGTCCCTTTTGAGTCGGGCTTCATCATTGGTCCGGTTAGGTCGGACTTGAGGAAGCGGTCGTTTGGGATGCTGGCGGTCTTCAGCCACTCCCGCATGGCGTGCCACATCTCGGCCCGCTTGTTCCCGAACATGACGGGCTTCGTCGATCTCATGCCGAAGTTGACGCCTCGAATCTTATACCGTTGCTCCTTCAGCCGGTCGACGACGCCCGCGCCTAGCCCGCCTTCGTCGATCACGACCAGCGCTGGCCTGAACTCTTCTATGATGTCGATGACCCTGCCGACCACCTCCATGGTGTCGTCGCCCCGGTAGCGGCGTATGCCGATGATGTCACGCCCTTGCCGGATTGCGATGACCGTAGCGTCCGCCCCGAACCTGGCCGGGTCGACGCCCACAATTATCGGCGCCGTCTGGTCCTGTGATGGCGGGCGTGTCTGCGCGTCCATGACCAGTGACGACGGTATGAACTGATCGTCACTCGCGTTCGGGAAGGCTCCGTAGACCTCAACATGCGCTTGGCTAGAGTCGGGTCCGTATTCGTCGATAATCTGCTGATAGACTGCCTTATCAGTGCCCTCCACGCTTCTAGCGTCAACAACCTTGTTTCGCCAGAAGTCGCG